ACTCTAAAGCTGATTTAACTTCATTAAAAATAACTAATTTTTTAGTATGATTATAAAAATTCCCCTTTAAATAATCTTTATAATAAAGTACGTGCTTATTTTTAACTAAATCATATAATTCCTCTAAGTTAAAAAATTTAAGTAGTTGATTTAATCTATAAGGTTCATCTCTAAAAAAAACTATTGAATTTAATGGAATTTTATTTTTTCTACTTATAGAAGATGGATTTTTATTTCCAGTAGGCCACCCACCATTTGTACTAGATGTATAATTTTTATTTTTTTCGTCTTTTATATATTTAAGTATATAAGACATTTCTATACTAGATGCATATTCTTGTGTAACTTGATTTAATACTCGTAAAATTTCTTTATTAAAAATCAGTGATTTTTCTTTTTGAGATAAATTTTTGATTTCTTTCCAACCCTGTTGAGATCCAAAATAAAAATCTTTTTCTATCCAATCTAAATCTAATAACAAATCTTTAATTCTAGATCTTAGTCCTATATAATATTCATTAGTAATCTTGTGAGTAACTTTGTAAATATAATAATCATTTATCATAAAGTATTTTATAATAAATATGCATAGATTTTAGATTTGGTTATAGTAATCATAAATTATTTTGAAAACATATTATAATGTCTTGGATATATATGGAAGTTTGTAATAAACCAATGCATTTCTCCAATTTGTAAATTTAATTCTATACTAACTTTTTCCATTAATTTTGCAAAAATATATTGATCATTACACCAACCCCAAATACAATCAATGCTTCTTGCGAACACTGTAAGATGTAGTTTTCCATCGATTATAGTGAAGTTAAGCACGACGTTGCAGGGAGTGTCTGAGTCATACCTCTCTAACTCGTTTATGTCGTAATGAACTACTACTGCTCTTCTTGAATTGGGGTTCCTCTTGAGCTCTAGAATTGCACGATCTAACTGTCCGTTCTTATTCCAGAAGTATCCGTAGTTCGAATTGACCTCTGTTGTACCTGGGACGATCATATTCTTCCATATCTTGGCACGCTCGGATATCTCTGTGGCGTCTCTGTTACCGGTCAGATACCAATGCCACTCGTACTCTGCATAGTCTTGATTGAACTTTCTCTCTGGCTCTGTGATGATCATCTGCATCGGATTCTCTAAAGTGAATGATGCATTGAACATCGTCTTTGTGCCTGAGAAGTCTTTGCCTGTAGACATGATCTGTAGGTAAAGTTGCTTGAAGGCCTCATTTGCGTTTTTAAATCTCATCGTGTTGGGAAATTTCTATGAATTGTTTTATGAAGTCTATACCGTCTGTCTTCCTGTATTGCTCTAGGTAAAGTACGCGTTTTATACCGGACTGTAGTAGTAGTTTTGCACAGTCGACACATGGGCTGAGAGTAAGATACAATGTAGATCCATCAACTGCATAACCAGATCTTGCCGCTTTAAGTATTGCTCCCATTTCAGCATGTACAACTTCAAGAACTGTTAATCCATTTCTTTCACAGCAGTTATTCATTCCAGCTGGGGTGCCATTATATGACATACTAATAATATTACCATCTTTTACCAAAATAGCGCCGACTTTAGCTCTTTCGCACTTAGAAAGAGTTGATATTTCTTTTGCTATATTAATGTATACCTGATCTAGTTGTTTTTGTGTGGGCATTTTCTACCTTTTATATAACCATCTGGAATTGGATCTCCATCTTTTATTAATATACTACTATTTTCATTATAATACCACTGTTTTTTGGTATATTTTCTTGGTAATTTTGAAATTCTTTGAAGGTGTCCAGATTCAGCATTTTTTTTACCTTGAACATGTCCTCCTTTTTTTCTAACTTCTTTTAATATTTCTGGATCAAAGAATGAATTAATCTTATTTTTTCTGCAAAATTCAGCTGATTTTTTGCCGGTTTCTTTTGGATTCATCAACAATCTAATTTTTAACATCCATCCAGATTGAGCGTTTTTCTCACCTTGCTTTTTGCCATTAATGGAACGAATTTTATTTATTGCCTCTTCTACTGGTATTTGTCCGCATAAACACTTCCACGCAATATAATCATATTGATTTTTATTTTTTTCCCACAATAATCTATGTTCTTCAGCGTGCTCTGACAATGTAACTAATTTTATATTGCTTAGATCATCTGTACTTCCAGAGTGTCTTGGGACGATATGGTGTTTATATAATTTTTCCATAAAATAAAAAGACCTAAAAAACTAAAGGATATCCGACATCACAATAGATTAATAGGTCAATAAGTTTATTATAGATAGTCGAGTCGGATTCGATTATTATCTATAATAAATATAATCTACTGGTGTTTTATCGTGTCTCCTACGTTGTACTTTTCGCAGCTGTCTATGAAGGAGCTCTGTCCTCTGTTCCAGTAGTACGCGCATCCACCTGGCTCTATCTCGACCTTATCTACTACAGTCCATATACAGAACTTGTAATCCTTTGTCTTGATCTTATTGAACTTCTGTGTTGCACAAGATGATAGCAGAGACACGCTCAATGCTAAGAGTAGTATTCTTTTCATGACTTTTATTTTAGTGAGTTCCTGTTGATCCGAATCCTCCAGCTCCACGCTCTGTCTCTTTCTCATCGAGCTGATCTACCACTTCTACGTCTTCATAGCTAACCGGTACGAGGATGAATTGGATCAGCTTCTTGCCTGGTTCTAGTATGGTGTTTATCTTTCCAACGTTGATGACATGGATGTGTATCTCTCCTGTGTAGTCTTCGTCCACTATCTCAGCACCTTTGATGAGTTTGTTCTTTGTCGCTACTCCGCTCTTGTTCCCAGCCATGAGCATGTACCCAGCCGGAACGTTTGCTTTGATTCCAGAAGGTATCAAGACGTCTTCTCCAGGACTAAGTATAGTGTACTTGAAGTCTTCTGGGATGAAGAAATCTATGCCTGCGCTTTTTCCTGTGCCTCGAGCTGGCGTTTTGACATTACGAATTTTTGTGATCTTCATTTTTCTGTGATTTGTTTTTTTCTCTGAGTACTGTTACATATGTTCCTAAGAAACTGCCTATGATCGCAGCGATGAGCAGGGTTCTGTCTCCTACATAATTTATAGTTGTGAAAGCTCCAAAGAGCATGATCATAGACCCCCGTGTCGCTGACTTAATAGGATCATGCTTTCCTACGTATATGAAGTACTTTGCCCAACATACATCTACTAAGAACATAGAGATGATGACTCCTAAAAATTTTAACGCGTAAATTACCATGACCTATTTTGTTTTATCGTAATCCTCTTTGTAGTGTTCTACCATCGCCGTGAGGTATGCTATGGCGTCTAAAATATTATCGTATTTCTTTGAATAGGATTCCCTTGAAAGTTTAAGAGCTACCATGTAGAGGTACATGTCCTTTGCTGATATGTCTTTGCCTGTCATGTTAGATGCCAATGATGCGGCTATCTCCATGCTCTCTTTCATCGGACCATACTTACGAGATGTCTCTTCGCCTCTTCTGTATACGATGTCCTGTGCATGTTCAAGTATGTTCATGTTAGAGTATAACGATGTTCTGTGAATTAAGAAAGTGTATCTTTTTGGTTATTTATTCTTTAATACCCAAAGACAATTTCTCGCCTGCTCAGGGAAGAATGGAGCCATTATATTTGCAACAAGATTAGAATCATAGTATTCTCTAAGAGCATCGAACATCTTTTGCTGCCAGTCATTTAACAAGGGCTTATAGTGCGTCTGAGATGCAAATGTTCCATACTTCTTTTCTATGGTAAAGTACTTCTCGATGTGCGCTTGGAGTTCTTTATGCTCAAATTCATGGACAGCTATTCCACGACCATCGCCTGAGTCGTATGTGTGATTTCCTGCAGCTCCTACTTTCTCATCGTAGTTAGGAGTAGAAAGGTAGTAGGTCGCGTTATCATTTCCACATGCTTTAAAGTGTTGGAGGTACACGTCTATGTTTTGCTTTCCCACATGCTCAGCAACCTCAAAGCTGATGACTTTGTCTGCTTGGATCTGATCATATGGAAATGGATCAAGTATGAGATCTACTGCATGAAACTCTGCCCACGGCACCATGTTGTACTTTTCTTTTGCTTCTTCTATTGTCTTCTTCCTGATGTCCATCCCTACATACTTCTTGCACTTAAACTTGTTTCGGTAAAACACCTCAAGCAGGCTTCCTTTACCACAACCGAAGTCAGCTATAGTCTCACCTATTGTTGCTTGGTTTAGAACGTGAGTCCAACGAAGGTAGTGAGCAAACTGGTCTCTATGGTACACATGCCTCTCAAAGGTGTGTTCAGGATCCAAGTCTGTTGTGTTGTACTTGCTTTTTTTCTTTGAGACTACTTCTGCATTTTCTGTTGTAACTTCCATGTTTGGTTTTTTTAGTTTTGATAATTCTTCTACCACTGCTTTATTGAAAGATCGAACAAAGTCTCTCTCAAGGTGTAGTAGCAATGCTTGTTCAGCGTCTAATCCTTCACCTTCTGATGCCAATTGTTCGATCTCTTCGTCTGTTATGTTTTGGAATTTAGTGAGATGCTTTAAGAGTTCAGCATCAAATTTTATCTGTATATTCATATGTATAAACTTACATCATTCCTCCCATACCTTGAAGTCCATCTCCTGAGTTCTCTTCTTTTTTTGTATATTTCCAAATATATCCATAACAACTTTTTCTCTTATTAGAACAGACTGACGATATATGACTATTATTTATTTTATAATATCTACGAATATCAGCAATACTATCCCAATTTTTAATAAACTCTCCATTTAATTTATATTGAGAAATTGGCCTTGATCTAGCTGATAATTTCCCTATTCTCCCAAACATAGGATTATTCTCTGCTATTCTTTTAGATGATGGATGATCTGCTCCTCTTTTACCAAACATGCCGTTTTTTTCCCCACTCTGCCCCTTTCCAAAATTTCCATGTTTACCATCCTTTATTAACTTAGCCATTTTATCTTTTCTCTCTTGTGTCCAAGAATCTTTAATTTTCTGTTTACCTACATCAGACATCTTAGAGCCTTTAATAATTTTACTAACGTGATCTTTTCTTTCTTGAGTCCATGATAATTTTAAAATCTCTCTATTTTTTATAGATTTATTTGGATGATTATCACCAGAAAACATCTTAATAAAAAGATCTCTTCTTTCTTGAGTCCATGGACTCCCTCCTCCATCACCACTCTCTAATTTAAGATTAGCCCACTCTTTAGATTCTACAATATTAAATAATATAGAATAATATTCTCCTATCTTTTTAAGATCTTCTTTATCTTCAGTTTTGTGTAATATCCAAGTCTCAATATCTTTATTTGTAAAATTATGAAATTTAATATGATTTAACCACCTACTACCTGACCCTTTATATTTATATG